CCGAGATCAAACGGTTATGAACCGGCGCTCACAACGCTGGCGAATTTCCCTCTCGATCCCAAAGCTGTCGACAAGAAGGAGCTAAGAACAGTCGCTGATGAAATCGTTGATTACTTGTCGATGAAACTTCGTCCCCTCGGAGTTCTCACTCGAACAGAAGCGATCAACGGTCCCTCGAAACACAGGTATCCGATGTCAGGAAGCCTAGACAGGAAGACCTCACCAGGTTTCCCACATGTCTTCAGGGACAAAACAACGACCAAACAAAGCTACTTCAAGCAGATGGTGGAGAAAGATGGTTCTGAACTGTGGAGAGTGGACCTCAACTCAGAGAATGGAAAGAGATTGGACAAGGACCTTTCGTCAATGCTGTCGAAAGCCCATCAAGGAGAAAGACCGAATGTTGTGTTCTCGTACTTCCCAAAGGACGAAGTGCTTGCGAAAAGGAAAATTATCACACCAAAGACACGTGGTATTTTGGCGTCAAACGTTCCATACGTTATCGCCTACAGACAATACTTCCTTGCGCTTCACCTTAGGGTACAAGAATGCTTCAAAGACTTGCCCATCAAAGTCGGAATCGATCCTCACGTTGACTGGAACGAGTTGGCTCAATACCATCTCGCGAAGGGAAATTTGGTTCTCGATGCAGATGCAAAGAACTGGGATGCCTCAGTTCCCGTCGAATTCCTCGAAGAGTGTGCCTACATCGCAAATCGGCTTTATCAAAAATTGGACCCAAAATGGAAAGAACAGGACGACATCGTACGTAGTGCGCTTCACGCATGCGTAGAAAGACCCTACATCCTTTATAACCGCAAGGTTATTCAAACATTTGGAGGACAAGTTTCTGGGCAACCGGGAACAGCGTTCGACAATTCGCTGATCAATTGGATGTTGGTAGCAATCATCTACAAACGAATCATGATGAAGTCAGGAGATAGGAGAAAGGCAACTTTCTCTCATTTCATGAAGGACTGTGCTCTATCCGTTTACGGAGACGACATGATCGTCACAATGGGAGCCGCTTCGGCAGAACACTTCACCATCGACAAGTATGCAGAAGAAGCAGAAAAATTCGGATTCACAATCACGGCCGCGGACAAGGCCTCGGAAATCACCAACAAACAGTCAAAATTGGAGGAGATGACCTTTCTGAAGAGATCTTTCAAAAAGATAGAGCGAGTCTATGTCGGTCCTATCGAGTTTGCCTCAATCGGTAAATCACTCAAATGGATCAAAGGCTCCGGAAGCTACTTCCCTCGGGAAGGAACTTACGGCACTATCTGCTGGAAGGTCTCTGACGACCTCGGAATTATTCGCGACAACTTCGAAAACCAACTTGTGGAGGCCTCTCTCCACGGGGAAATCACGTTCCATGCGATCAGGAACGACATGAACAGAGGACTTCGGGAACACAACATGGACCCGATTACAACGTCTTTCAATGGAGCACTTGCTCAGGCCGGTGCCCTGTTGATTGAGGGCCGCAACCAACCCATGGAGCAGTCCGAGGAGCTTTCGAGCGAGCTCGGACAAAACCCGCTTTGTTAGAGGAGGACCACGTCGCTTCCTAGTGCGCAATAGTAAGTATCCAGCTTGCTGGTAACGCACGAAGGAAAAGACGCACAACGGTAGGCCTGTCATTTGACTTCCTACTGATAATGGTATCGTTTCAAAGAGGAAACACGCAATGTCGCTCGCAGGAGTAGATCCCACGGCCCAAACCGGTGTCACCGGTGGCGTCGAAAACACCATGCAGATGGAGCCAACCGCCGAACAGCGGGAAGCCCCAGCAGAGAAGAGCAGAGAGCTCGACCACACCAACATCGGTATGTCGATGGACGTTCTGACCCGTCAGTTCATCTATCAAGGTACGTACCAATGGTCGACTTCGGACGCTCCAGGATCCGTCATTGCAACCTTTCCAATTCACCCGGACACTTGCAATATGTACACCTCACACGTCTACAAAATGTTTGGCGCGTATGTCGGTGGTATGAAGGCTAGGATGAGAATCATTGGTACTGCTTTCTATGGAGGCGGTATCTACATGGTACGAATCCCACCCCAGTACAAACCTTCGGACATCGCGACGTTTGGCCTCGCCGGACTGACCGCTTTCCCCCACACCGACGTGGATCCCAAGAACTTGGATTCAGTTGACATATTGCTTGAAGACTTTCGATCGGAACATTTCCATACCGGACCTCTCAACACAAATGACCCAAAATCGTTTGGCGGCTGGCTTGCGCTAGTTGTCAATGCACGTCTTGTAACCCAAACCGCAGAGATCAGATCACTCGATCTCAGGATGGAATTCGCAGGAGACTTCCAATTCCAAGTGCCCGTGCCGATCAGGACTGCCCAAACAGCAGCTAATGGTCCGCTCGTTTCGCTCAACTTTGCTGAATTAGCAGGAAGCGACGATTCGACATCTCAAACGTATAGTACTTATCTCTCAGTCTTGCCCGTGCAGGACAAAACCATCAACTCTGGAAACATCTTCCATCGAGCCGCAGGAGGTAAATACTACTACGACGAAAACAATTCGAAAATCACAGGAAAAGGAGCCGCAACGTGGAATTCCATCACAGACATGCGCGTTTCAAACGACGACGGACGACTTATCGATTCAACAGCTTTCGAGTGTCGGAGGAGAGTACGTCACTGCAAACGTCAACGCCACAGTCTTCAACACTGTTAACTACATGGTATCGAATGATGCAGACAAAAGTGGTTGGACAATCGTCTACTACGCCGACAATGCTCTCTCCCAAGTTCGACTCGACAAATTTCTGGCAGCTGAGGATGCAAGTCCAGAGGAGCTTGCTGCTTTTGGCTCGGGTACGCTTACTTTCAACGCAGGTGACAAAACACTCGCAACCCCGAACAGAATCATCTCGCCGATCACAACGGACAGAGCAATCCCGATCATCACGCCGAATCGTGCCGATCCCTGGATTGGCCAAGAATCGTATGTCGTCATTGGATCAAACGCATGTGCGAGTATCAACACCCAGACCTCTGCTTGGGCCCAGGAGTTGGCCGCTTTCAAAGAGTGGCCCGCAGGCTCTGCAGCCTTCTACAATGTACTCAACCAAAACGGAAATATCGTAGCAGTTGTCAAACTCAGAGAGAATGGACATTTCTACGCCTCGGCATCAGCCTCAGCGTACGTCATCCAAGGAGGAGTGAGACTTCAGTTCCGACAGTGGTCACCTGAGCGTGACCCTATTCCCGTCGTCCCGACCACCCAGAGGCTCATGATGAATGCAGCCACCAAGGACGCCGTTGATGCAGCAGTGAAGCAATTCACCGCAAAGTTGTCTGCAACCAGCCTGAGGGCGAAGCAGTGAGAAAGGAAAAGTTGATATGGAGAAACAACAACAAGACAAATGCATAGGAGGATTGTCGGTGCAACCGAGCACCCTCAAAGTGAAGAGCAATGGACCAACTGAGATCTGTCTCAATTGGCAAAGTTCCTATGCATCAACACCACAAAACGATTTGTCATCCGAAAGAGGAAGTCAAGGTTTGACTGGAATTGCACCAATCGACCAGGCTGTTAGTGGAATCACTGACGACCCAATCGGTACTGCAGCGAAGGTCTTGCCTTTTCTAATTTAGAAGGAGCAACCCCCCCCAATCCCCGGAGTAAACAGGTAAGTAACGTCCCTGCGTATCTCCAACCCCTTCATTCTTCACTAGGTGACGCAGAGTTTGTCTAACTGTAGGGTGTAGATTGTTCTGGGAGTGACGTCCTGGAGCGGTTTACTTGGAGGCGATGCTTGCATCGTAACCTCAAACCTTATCCATGTTAGATTAGACATTCAGATGTGG